CCCTTATCTTTGGACTTTATTTGTTCCGCAAGGCGATAGCGGTTATTCAGGATTTAGTGGTGATTCAGGTATTAGTGGATTCAGTGGCGATTCAGGAATAAGTGGATGGTCAGGTGAATCAGGCTTTTCAGGAATATCAGGCTTTAGCGGCATCAATGGCGAATCAGGCTATTCAGGTCAAAATGGCGTATCAGGTGATTCAGGCTTTAGCGGTTGGTCAGGCGAGGTCGGTGCATCAGGAATTTCAGGCTACAGTGGATGGAGTGGTGAATCAGGTTTTAGCGGTGAAATAGGCGCTTCAGGTTTTAGTGGTTACAGTGGTTTTTCAGGTGAAGTCGGTGCTTCAGGCGATTCAGGATTTAGTGGCTGGAGTGGTATGGTTGGAGCTTCAGGCATATCAGGATTTAGCGGATTCAGTGGGATCAGCGGATACAGTGGAACTAGCACAAGTGGCTTTTCAGGATATTCAGGTTATTCGGGCTTTAGTGGCGCACAAGGTCAGTCATCAAGTTATTTTGAATATCATGCTCACACAAATACAACTTCAGGATATCCAGGCAATGGCGCAATTGGTTGGAATAATGCAACTCAAGCAAGTGCAACTATTGTTAATATTTCACATTTAACTGAACAAAATGTTGATATAGATATTTATTTATCACTATTAACAAACACAGAACAATTTGTGGTTCAAGATGCAAACGCAAGTATTAATTCTCAAACTTGGCAAATCAATGGCACACCAACTAATTACAATGCTGGTTTAGCAACCTCTTATTGGGCTTATCCTGTTACATTAATATCAAGTAGCGGAACAGGCACTACAAATTTTGCAAACAATCATAATTTAATTTTAGCACTTATTAATGGTGTATCAGGTATATCTGGTTACAGTGGATTTTCAGGTTATAGCGGATTCTCTGGCGCACAAGGAACAAGCGGTTATAGCGGATATAGCGGTGCAATAGGAACTCCAGGCATAAGTGGATACAGTGGATACTCTGGTTATTCAGGCGAACAAGGTTTATCAGGTTTTAGTGGTATTAATGGCGCAAGCGGAATAAGTGGCTTTAGCGGAACTAATGGAACTAATGGTGCTTCTGGTATTTCTGGTTATTCAGGTTATAGTGGCGCAGTTGGAATCAGTGGATACAGTGGCTATTCAGGTATTGATGGAACTAATGGTGCGTCAGGTGCAAGCGGATACAGCGGTTATAGCGGATCAGGTGTAAGTGGTTACAGTGGCTTTAGTGGACAACAAGGCTTTTCAGGATTTAGTGGCATTAACGGAACTTCAGGTATTAGCGGATTTAGTGGAGCTAATGGTGCATCAGGCATAAGTGGATACAGTGGCTATTCAGGAAGTGGTGTTAGCGGCTATTCAGGTTACAGCGGTGCTGTTGGAATAAGTGGTTATTCTGGTTATAGCGGTTCTGGTATATCAGGCTATTCAGGATATTCTGGTTCGGGTGTATCTGGTTATTCAGGATTTAGTGGTGCGGTTGGCACAAGTGGTTTTTCAGGTTATTCAGGAATTAATGGTGCATCAGGAACTTCTGGTTACAGTGGCTATAGTGGTAGTGGTTTATCTGGCTATTCTGGCTATTCAGGTAGCGGAGTAAGCGGTTATAGTGGTTACAGCGGAAGCGGTGTATCTGGTTATAGTGGCTATTCTGGCATATCAGGTTATAGTGGATCAGGTGTTAGCGGATGGTCAGGTTTTTCTGGTATATCAGGATATTCAGGCTATAGCGGTGTAGCTCCTAATGCAACTTATACTAGAACTCAATTTGCAGCAACCGCTGGACAAACTGCATTTACTGTTGCTTATACTGTTGGTTATCTTGAAGTATTCCAAAACGGAACATTCCTAAAATTAGGCACAGATTATACTGCAACTACAGGAACAGGATTTACTTTAGTTACAGGTGCTACACTTAATGATGTTGTTGAAGCGATTGCTTATAACACAATTAATATTGCTTCGCCAACATTGGTATATGATGCTTTTACTGCAACTTCAGGACAAACTGCATTTACTACTACACAAAGCTATACAAGTGGAAAAATTCAAGTATCAATAAATGGTGTTATACTTGTTAATGCAAGTGATGTTACAGTTACAAGTGGATCAGGATTTACTTTAGCAACAGGCGCTACTTTAAATGACAGGGTATTAGCAATTTATCCAAGATAAAGGATTAACATGGACAAGATAACACAAGATGCTTTAGCATACTTTAAGAAGTATGATCGGAATCACTACAGATTTTTATTGACAAATAATTATGAGCGGGCAGTTTTTTTAAAAGGCGATCCAGTCTTTCCTAGAGAAACCACTCGTTATCTATGGGCTAACCGCAATCTATTAGGCAAGAATATTCTTGAGATAGGTTGTTCTACAGGTTACGGCTCTCAATTCCTTCCTAACAATGCAAACTATATAGGTTTAGATTACGATCCTCTTATTATAGAGGTCGCACGCGAACAGGAATGGGGCTTAAACGCATCTTTTACAAACGCTGATATTAACACTTACCCTTTAGCTCAATATGATACCATCATCGCTTTTGAATTGATTGAGCATCTTGATAACGGACTTGAGATAGCACAAAAACTTAAACAGCATTGCAAAAGACTTCTTCTTACTACTCCGCATAATGAGCCTTTAGGATTTTGGGGCGAGCATCATAAACTTCATCAGCTAAATGAATCACACTTTCCTGACTTTCAATTCAATTATATTAATGAGCATGGATTTATTTTAGAAACTTTACCTGAAATTAATGAGAACAATAAATTTAATCTTATGATTATGAGGTGGGATAGTGAATAGTGTTTTATGCTCTATAGCGACTAGAGGTCGTTATCAAACTACTTTACCTTTAACGCTTAACGCTATAATTAATCAGACAAAAAAAGTTGATAAGTTAGTTATCTTTGATGATAACGATGAGCCACAAGATATGCGAAAAGAATTAGTTTATAGCTATTTCTTTCAAATGCTTATTATTAAAGGCATTGCTTGGGAATGGGTTTATGCTGGAAAGCAAGGTCAGCATTATATTCATCAAATGGCTAACACTATGGGATTTGATTGGGTATGGCGAGTGGATGATGATGCGATACCTGAACCCAATGTCTTACAAAATCTTTTTAACTACACTCATAAAAATGTAGGCGCAGTAGGTGGCGCAATCCTAACTCCGCCACTACAATTCCAAGATGAAAAACCCACAGGAAAAATAGAGCTAATTAATAGAGAGCCTAACATTCAATGGTCTTTTATTCATAAAGTTAAAGAAGTTGAGCATCTTCATTGTTCTTTTCTTTACAGAGCTGGGGTGCATGATTATCATTTAGGACTTTCAAGAGTAGCGCATAGAGAAGAAACTTTATTTACTTATGGACTGTTTAAAAAAGGATATAAGATTCTTGCAGTGCCTAATGCTAATACTTGGCATTTAAAAAATCCAAATGGCGGAATAAGAAGCGAAACCAATCAACAGCTTTACAATCAGGATGAAACTTTATTTAATAATTTAATTAATTATAGTGATAAAAAGATTGTGATATTAACAGGTGGCATGGGCGATCATATAGTCTTTACCCATGTATTGCCTGAAATTAAAAATGCAGAAGTATTTACTTGTTATTCTGAAATAGTGCCAGGCAAATCTATTGCGGAAGCGCATCAGTTATTTGGCAATATTGATCCATGGAATGTTTATATTAAAATGCATCAATGGAAATGGAAAGGTAGTTTAGAAGATGCTTATAGAAAAATGTATCTATGATTATCATTAGCCCATATTCTAAAGCTTTAAAAAGTGGTAAGACTAATGCTAAAAATTATCCTTACTGGAAGGAACTCATTAGACTAATTAAAGAACCTATAGTTCAAGTAGGCATAGAAGGTGAAGAACAATTAGTTGAAGATTTTAGAAAGAATTTATCGCTATCCGAATTGCGAGAACTTGTCTATGAGTGCAAGACATGGATATCTTGTGATTCTTTTTTTCAACATTTAGGTTGGGATTGTAAAAAATATGGTATAGTGCTATGGTCTGTTTCTGATCCTCTGATATTTGGACATCCTGAAAATATCAATCTTTTAAAGGATCGGAATAATTTGGTTCAAAACCAATTCTTATGGTGGGAACAAACGGAACATGATGCAAATAAATTTGTCAGTCCTGAAATAGTGATAGAAAGTTTGAATGCAAAATTCCCATGAAACCATCGATGACATCTTCGATTTTCTACAAAATAAAACAATCAAAGATATTGGCTCTGATTACTACGATAATAAACATTATTTGGTTATTTTATTATCTTGTGGCTCTATCTGCTATATATCTTCTAGCGACAGTCTTTACGCTGCTCTTGAACGCAATATTATTAATTAGTAGAAAGAAATGAAAATGAATATGGAAGATCACACGAAACATGTATTAGATACAGTTTCGGGAATTACGGCTTTTGGAGCAATAATGAAATTCTTACCAGCAATTGCAGCGCTTCTGTCAATTGTTTGGTATTGCATTAGAATCTATGAATGGATCAATTCTAAAATTAAAAAATAATGCCATTAAAAAACAAAATAAGACATCAAGGGTATTGTCAAAAATACCGAGAAAGTCATCAAGAAAAAGTCCTGTTTGGACAAGCTAGATATAGAGCTAGAAGAAAAGGCATTGAATTTAATTTAGAAGTTTCCGATATAGTTATTCCTAAACTATGTCCTGTGTTAAAAATCCCATTAGTTAAAAATAGTAGAAAAGGCGGACCAGGTGCAGGCTCGCCATCATTAGACCGCATTGATAATGACAAAGGTTATATTAAAGGCAATGTCCAAATTATTAGTCATAGAGCTAATACAATGAAGCATTGCGCTAATAACAATGAATTGATATTATTTGCTAATTGGATTAAAAGAACTTATAAAAGGGTGATAGATGAGTAAATATAGCGAAGCTGGTAAAGGATCAACTCCAAAACTTAAAGAGAAAAAAAAGTTTGATAATGGCTGGGATAGGATTTGGGGTTCTAAAGAAAATCATAAAGAAGATAGTATGTTTTATGATTCTGATGAAACTGTATGCTGGGATGAAGATAAAGCAAATATTATAGGTATTAATTCAGAAGGCGATCACTACATTAAATAAAAAAGGGGCATTTTAAGCCCCTTAATTATTGGTGGATAAGTTTTTCTGAGGAACGCTATTCACCTTATTTAAAGCTACTACTTATTCATAACATACATAGTAACTTCAAATCCAAATCTCATTTCTGTAGCTGATGGTTTAGTCCAAGCCATAATAAACTCCTTAATTAATAAATATTGCAAATCAATTATGGTTTATATAAAGACTTATGCCATCAGTAAAATCATTAAAATGGTAAGTCAGCTTTATTTTCTGATCCGCCTTCTTTAGGTTGAGGTTCTCTCATTGTTACCCAGCCGTCAAAATTGACAGGAATAGATTCAATAAGAAGTGAAGTGCCGCCTTGTTTA